GCCTGCTGATCGACGGGAACCTGTCCAACAACACCACCAGCAACACCTGGTACCACTCCGTCGAGTTCCTGTGCCAAGGGCGCTCCTATGACCTGAACGGAATCGAGATCAACAACGCCTGTGGAGAAGGCGCGATCCTGACCGGCGAGAACCCGCGCGTGGATGGCTTCCGCGCGATGAACCTCAATGGCAACGGCGTCCACCTCAACGACACGACGAACGATGCCTACCTGAACAACATCGTCGTCGATACCTGCAACCTGCAGGCGGCCACGATGGGCCACGCCAACGGCGGCATCATCGCGTCGAGCAACATCTTCCGCAGCGAGCTGCACCAGTTCCGCGTCGTCAACAGCCGACTGGCCGGTGTTGCGGCCTGGGATTCGACGGACAACGCCTTCGCGAAGATCACCAAGGGCTATATCGAGAATTGCTGGCAGGGCCTCTGGAACGAGTGCACCAGTCAGACGGTCGAGGGCATCGAGATTCGCGACGTGGAGGTGCGCAACTGCGGCATGTCCTCGCTCGGCGTCACGAAGTCGAGCAACACCCAGGCGGCGAATTGGGCCAAGAAGTGGCGCCTGCTGAACCTGAAGTTCTACGACTCGACGGTCCTGCTGCAGGGCCTGCTCGACTCGGAAGTTCAGATCGACCTCTACCACTCCAACAGCGGCACGCTGACCAGCACGAACACGGCTGCAGCAGTCACCTACCCCTCGGTGACGGACAACTACACCGACATCAACGGCCGGTCGATCAGCGGCATGCTGATGGCGCAGAGCTGCCAGAAGACGAAGTTCGACATTCGAGTCGAGGACGCCGGCAGCAAGTCGGGCAAGTACAACGCGGTGTTTCAAAACGGAGCCGGCGGCCCCTGCATCAACAACGTCTACAACGTCGACACCACGGGCAACGAGTCCGGCGTGAACATCACCGGCGTTCACATCGGATGCTCCGGCTTCCTGCAGGCTAAGGCCTGGACCAGCGGCTTTACTGGCATCAACATCGCGCCCTCGGCGCATGCGGTGGATGCCGCCTTCGCGTCGGGCTATGAGAAGCCGCGCGACAACGCCTTCGTCATCAACGCCTTCTACGACACCGTCACTGCGAACAACACGTTCTGCTGTCGCATCACCGCGCCGAGCAACGCGAACACCGCAGGCTGGCTGCTGGTCAGCGGTCGCATCCACGTGAACGCCGCCTCGGCCGTCGGCTATGGCTTTGCCTGCCAGGGCACGCCTTCGAAGCTGCTGGTCCATGACGCCACGGTCGTCGGGCCGTCGTCGAACTTCCAGCCCTTCAACCACTCGGCGGCGGACGCCACTGCTGGTTCTCGCGTGCGCGGTCTCCGGACCTACCCGGCTCCGCCTGCGCTCACCACGAACTGGACGTCGGAAGACACCGGCCCGTACACCCTGCCTGCCTGATAGGAGTTCACCATGCAGCAGTACCAAAACGAGATCGTCTTCTTCAATTGGTGCCCGCCATTCCCCGCAGCGGCCCCGTCTCCCGACTGGCACGTCTTCGGCAACTGCTTCACCAGCACGACGCGCACGGTGCTGGACAACTGCAAGGGCATCGCGAAGCCTGGGAACGCGCAGTTCGACGTGTGCCTGTCGGCGCTGCCGAGTGCTGACCCAGCCGCCGCGTCCGGCGTGGTGTGGGTCGAACTCTATGCATACGATGCCTTCACCAAGGTGGCAGCCGCGAACCCGCAGGACCAACCGAGCTATCGCCAGATCGGCGTGTGGCCTGTCAGCGTCAACTGTCAGGGCATCGCACACGGCGGCGGCTCGCTGACGCCTGCCCAGCTCGCCATGCTGCAGGTGGCGGCCGGTGCGATGCAATGCAGCGATCCGACGCGGCCTGTCGGCGGCATCACGCTGGGCGTTCGCTGGCACAACGACCCGGCGTCGCCGAACCTGCGCGCGAACGAGTACAGCGCGGTGCTCACCTTCGGGCCGCCGGCTTGATCCCGTGACAACGCTCCTGCAAGACATCCAGGCGGTGCTCGCCGCCGTGCCTGGGCTGACCGGTGGCTCGCACTACCTCTCGAACGAGGATCAGCCGCCCACTCCTCCCTACGCGGTGTTTGCGTTCGTCGTCAGCACCTCGAACAACTCGATGGACGGCCCGAGCGACACGCAGAACACGCGGGTGCAGATCGACATCTTCAGCCGCAGCGTGGGCGAGCTCGAAACGCTCGACGCGGCACTCGACACCGCGATGAAGGCCGCCGCCTTCACCAACATCCCTATCGCCTCGCAAGACCAATTCGAGGAACCGGTGCGCCTCTTCCGGCGCATCCGCGAGTTCTCGGTCTGGGCGACGAACTAGCCCGCCCCTTCCCAGCAGATAGCCGCCCTCGAGGCGGCTTTTTCGTTCCTGCCCGCCGAGCGCGGGCTTTTTCGTTTGGAGACCGCAAATGGCATCCACCGCCAAACAGGCACAAGGCACCGCGCTCTACATCGCCGGCACCCCCGGCTCGGCGCTGAGCATCACCGCGGTCACGAAGGCCACCGGCGCCGTCGTGACCGCAACGAACACCCTCGCCGTTGGCGATGTGGTCGTCTTCGGCTCCGTAACTGGCATGCCCGAGATCAACGGCCGCATCGGCATCGTGACCGCGGCCACCGGCTCGCAGTTCACGACGAACATCGATTCGTCGGGCTTCGCCAACGCAGGCACGACCGGCACGGCCACGCCGCAGACTTGGACCAAGATCTCGAACCTGAAGGACTGGAACGGCTTCGAGGGCACCGTTTCGGAGATCGACACGACGAACCTCGACAGCCTGGGCAAGGAGTTCCAGCCGGGCCTGGAAGACTTCGGCAGCGTGACCTGCACGGTGGACCTGGACGGCGCCGACGCGGGCCAGATCGCCGCGCAGAAGGCGAAGTCGGCGGCCGCGAACACCTACTTCCGGCTGTACTACCCGAAGGCGGCGGTCTACCGCGCGTTCGCGGGCTTCGTGAAGAAGTTCGGCGAGCAGGGCCAGGTCGACGGCGTCATCAAGTCGATGTGCGAATTCCGCGCGTCGGGCCGCGTGTCGCGCTCGGAAGTGGTGAACTGACATGGCGCTGCTTGATCGGGCCGCTCTCCTCGCCGCGCTGGCCCCGCGCACCGAAGACGTCACGCTTCCGACCGGTGGCCAGGTGCGCGTGCGCACCTTGTCTGCGGCCGAGAACATCGCCATCAGCGCCGCGGCCGCGCGTGGCAGCGACGACAAGATCGACCCGGCGGACTACTCCGCCCGCCTGATCGCCGCCTGCGTGGTGGGTGACGACGGCCAGCGGGTGCTGACCGACGATGACATCACGGCGCTGCAGCAGGGCGCCGCGGACACCTTCAACGTCATCCTCGCGGTGGTCCAGCGCCTGAGCGGCATGGGTCCATCGTCGGTGGAGGCCGCGAAGGGAAACTGAAGCGCCAGCCGGAGCTGCAGTTCGCGCTTCGGCTGGCTCTCTCCCTCGGGAAGACGCTCGCCGAGGTGCTTTCGATGCAGGCGGCCGAGTTCACGCTCTGGATCGCCTACTCGGAGATCGAACCCTTCGGCCCGCTGCACGACGAACTGATGGCCGGGCAGGTCTGCGCCACCTTGGCGGAGACGCACCGCGACACCAAGCGCCGGCCGTCTCCGTTCACCCCCTCCGACTTCATGCCGGCGCTTCGGCGCCACGTCCACGGCGACCCTGTGGACCCGGAGGAGGAAGAAGACCTCCCGCCCGAGCAGAACGCGGCGCTGCTGGACGCCATGTTCGGCTTCAAGTGAGACGCGATGGCCGACAAGGTGACCTTCAGCATTCCTGACCTCGCGGCGTTCCTGCGCGAGTTGCAGGACCTGCCGCGGATCGTGCAGATGCGCTTGATGAAGGGCGCGGTGGCATCGGCGGCCAGCGTCATCCGCAAGGAAGCGATCCTGCGCGCGCCAGTCGCCCCGCGCGTGGGCACGAAGCAGATGCCACCCGGCACGCTGAAGAAGGCGATCTACCAGACCCGGCTGTCGGAGAAGTGCACGCCGACGCTTGAGGTCTGGAAGGTCGACGTGCGCACCGGCAAGCGCACCACGAAAAAGGGCACGGCGCTGGCGGACGCCTACTACGCCTCCTTCGTCGAGTACGGGCACTACGCGCGCCAGTCGGCCGCGATCGGCAGCAGGAAGACCAGGCGGGCGAAGGCGCTGGCCGGCGGCGCCGAGTGGGTACCGGCGAAACCTTTCATGCGCCCGGCCTTCGAAGTGAAGAAGGCCGAAGCGCAGCAGGCGCTGATCCAGTACCTGCGCGACAACCTACCGGCCGCCATCGCGGCCAACAAATTCCTTAAGGCGGTGGCATGAGCGGACAAGCAGGTTCTCTGTCGTCGCTGTTCACGCTCGACATCTCGAACTTCGTCGCCAGCATGCAGCAGGCGGGCACCGTCACGCAGACGCAGGCCGACCGCATGCAGCGCACGCTCAATGCGCTGAACAAGCAGCTCTCCGACATGGAGCGCACGACGAAGCAGACGGCGGCGAATGCGAGTTCGTACAAGGAACTGGCGGACGGCGCCGAGCATGCCGCGCGCAGCCACGCGAGCCTGAACCGCGAGGTGCTGGTGCTGGCGCACGAGGCCAGCCAGGGAAACTGGAAGCGGCTCGCCGGTTCCCTGATGGTGTTCGGCGAGTACGCCACCAGCGCCGGTCTTGCGACGGTGGGGGCAACGGTCGGGATTGCGGCAATGGCCGCGGTGGTTGGCCTGCTGGGCTTCCAGATCGTCAAGGGTGCCCAGGAAAGCGCCGCCTTCAATCGCGCGCTGATCCTCACCGGCAACTATGCCGGCATGACCGCGGAGCGCCTGAACGACATGGCGCGCGCCGCCTCGATCGCGACGCATTCGACCATCGGCGGTTCGCGCGGCGTGCTGGAAGGCCTGGGGGCATCCGGCGCGTTCGGTCCGAACCAGATCGGCACGGCCAGCCAAGACGTGCTCCTGCTGGAGCGGGCGACCGGCCAATCCGCCGAAGAGATCGTCAAGGACTTCGCCAAGATGGGCGAAGGCGTGCTGAAGTGGGCCGAAGAGCACAACCGCTCGATGCACTTCATCAGCTCCACCCAGTACGACTACATCCGGCAGCTGGAGGAACAGGGCAACACGGAGCGCGCCGAGCAGGTGGTGCTCGACGCGATGCGCGAGCATCTCGACGGCCTGAACCAGAACCTCGGCCTGATGGCTCGCGCCTGGCTCGACGTCAAGCAGGCGGCGTCGTCCACCTTCGACTACTTCGCCTCGATCGGGCGCGACAAGACGATCGACGAGCAGATCGAGCACGCCCGCGAAAAGCTGGAGAACCTCAAGGGCGTCAAGGACTCGGACCCGGCGGCGTACCTGCGCGGCCTA